TCTTCAGATAGTCCCACATCTAGAATCATGGTTTGGCCCGGTGTGTGGTTGTATTTCTTCAGGGCCAGTGCTGTCAGATGGACACTGTTTGTACTAGGACCATATGCAAAAGTTTGTACTTTTGTCATTCTTGATCCTTTATGTATTTTCATCATTAAATAAAACATATCAAGGGGTCTAATCCCACGTTCCTTGCACTGTTCAATCACAGATTGTAGACTACTGAGGTCAAATCCAATCGTTCTTCTGAATTCTTCAACATCTTCTGCAGGTGACTCGGATGAAATCTTAAAGCTGGTTTCTAGGATTGACCTTAGGCTTGTCGAAAATTCGTAATTGTAGTTATTGATTGTCCAACTTCTGACTGCTTGTGAGAATTTCTTTTCACTAGTCATTACAGGTCCAAATTTCCTGACAAATTGAGAAAGGACATCAAAGGTCCTTGACTGGGGAAAGATCACTGGCATTAATTTTGCAAGATTGAGTTTAACTTCTTCTGAGATTTCACAAACGCAAGAGGATAAATATTCAGAGTAAGTAGACTTGCTGTAGAGTGTGTGCTCTGAAGTTTCACCTGTTATGAGATCATTGAACTCTTCCTTGCCTGATGGTGCCCACCAGGATCTGCTTGTTCTGAACGCAGATAGTCGACCTATATATATGGCACTAGATGTTCGGCGTAGTGATTCTGCAGCACCTTGAGTGAATAATTTTGAATATATAAGGTTCAAAGTCTCTTCCAGCGTATCTGGACCTCTTATCATCATGAATGGATTATCCTCAAAGTATTTTGCAACTTGTTCAGACTTAGCACCTACTCGTTCTCTCATTTTCAACAATTGCTTAACCAAGCCTTGCTTAATTCCAAAATGATCCTTCTTCATCAGAGGAGTGTCTTCATCAAACATAGTGAACTCATTGACTTGAACATTTGGTGCTACATTTGTATAAAGAAGGACCATTTGTTTCGTGAAGCCGGTTCTCTTGAGAATCTCATAATTGTAATATTCAGGCCCAATGATATCTTGCAAGTCAACATCATACTGTGGGTAAACTCCGAAATCATAAGGAATGTCGATTAACTTAGTTCTGAAGATTCTGGACAAATCATTCTCTTGACCATTCGCTGTTGCAAATATATCATAGAAGTGCACACTGTTTCTGCTGTGTGCATATGAACATAGAAGTGATGTTGCACCATTCTCTCTGAGTTGTCTAATTCTTGAGTATGATTCATTAACAAACTTTGTGCATGATGTAGTTCCAATAGTGTCCACTGATGCAAGAGAGAACTTAATTGTTGGGGACATTGTCTCTAAGTTGGCCATGAAAGCTGAATTGAGTTCATACATCAGACTTCCACTTGCTGATTTTACTGACAATTCCATTGCATGAAGTCTCTCTGAGGCTCGTTCACATTGTCCTAACAACAAATATTGATAATATGAGTTTGAGTCAGACATATCTAAGCCGATTATTGTACCTTTATCATCAGACCCTGCACGTGTCCTCCATTCGATTGATTTCTTCATGTTCAACTGCTTGAGACACGAGGTAAATAGAGCATCTCGAAGACTCAGACAAGATAGTGCCATGACTGTGGAATTATAGTGTGGAATCCCTTGGCACATATTTGAGTGATTAACGAAGGTTGTATCGCCACTTCTTAGAAACTTATCCTTAACTTCTTGGAGATAGTCTTCATCATGATTAATGTCGGTGTGCTTCATCCATTGGCCCACCATAGCCTTTGGTATTTCCATTCTCTTGTTAGAGTGTTTTAAGAACATCATTCTTGAGAAGTTTAGCATTCCGTGTGAATCTTTGAAATGGTGTTCATATATCGGAATAAAGATCGTTGGTATGAACTTCTGACACCAGCCTGCCATGTCATAAGATTCTTTGATGATTCTTAATGGAGTCCCTTTTGGGAAGCTAGACATTATTTCTTCATAATCACCTCGCATCATTAATCTTTTATCCCGACCTTTTGTTAGTATCTCACGCTTATCTGATTTAGAGAGCAATCTACATACTTCTTCAACAATGTTGAACATCACTCTGGCTTTGATGAACAAAATGATAATTTCGCGTATCCCTCCTATTTGATTTTTCTTGAAGATTTGGATGAATATTTCAAATAACTCACAAGCTTCGCCAGAAAAACTCATTGCCACATCCATTGCAGTCTGGAACTTCTCGTCTTTAACTAGCTTGGCGACTAGTTCGATGGCCTTTGTTCTATTCCCAATTTTCTTTAACTCATTTAGGTCATTTGGATTAATTTTATCCTGGATGGATTCAACAGATGCTTTATAAGTTGCGAACTGTGATAGATTCTTAGACAATATGGCATTCAACTTCAAATCAGTCAACCAAGCACCATTGGAACCATAGTTATCCACATGTTTATCTTGAGCTCGAATTCCACATGATACTGCTTTATGACTAAAGTAGTGGCTTTCAGGTTTTCCGCTGTGTATATGTCGTATGTCTTCGGTGACAGTGGTTGAACCAAGCAGATATCTGACCTTGTCTAAGCCAGATCTATTCCCAATTTCTTTGGTGTATTTTTGTTCTTCTTTGAGGATTTTGGTGATAATCCCCATGGCGTCTTGTGTGGAGTTCTGTCTATCTTTGTTATATGCCATGCACCAATAGATTTCATTTAGGTTGTACGAGACAGGAACAGGGTTGCCGAACGTGAACAGCCTTGGAAACAGCCCCGGAACACCAGTGGTGGTCTCATCATACAACCCAGTTTCTGCATCCCGTGATAGTGCTTTTGTCTTAACAAGGTCTGCCAGTGGTGTTCGACATAACTCAACGCAGGTTTCCACTGATCTCTGTATCATGAAAGACTGTATAAACGAATTCACTCTCGATGGAAATTTCCCCATGATACCTGAAAGCTGCTTATCTCCAAGGGACTTCATCCACAAATACCTGATAGTCTGGTTGGTTGTTGAGGTTGTTCTCTTATTCTCCAAGTATGTTAGGGCCAACAACCCATAATTCCTACCCAATTCCATATTCAAGGCTGTCTTGAGAGTCGTTGAAGAATCGACCAGCCTCTCCACATTCGCTAATGCAGAAATTGAAACACGATCAAATGATCGTTGCCAATGTGCTAATCTATCTGTGTCGACAGAGAGCCATTCACTCTCCCAGTGATTCCCTGTCTGCCTCCAGGGTGCCGAAAGTTGGTGCACGATTGGTGGTTGCAGTGATATAATCTTGACAAATACAGTGTTTGATTCCGTTCTGAGTTGAGAACCAGGAGCAATCAAACCAAAAATCCCTTCACAGCCTGTGTAGAATAATGCATATTGTCTAGTCTTCCGTCTCCTCATTCCGTTCAAAGTTATCTCTTTTGATAACATCTGGTAGAACATTAATATTGTGCTAGTCCCACTAGATAAGAGCGAATCTTCTATTAACTCTAAATCATCTGATAGGGAGACACCAGCAATCTCGGAGTCAGCCAGCTTAAGATCGTCTAGAACAGAGCCATTCACCTCTTGATTGATTGTGTCTATAAATTCGACAAGTGTTTCAACGTGTGAAGGCTTGATACCAATGTGTGTGGGCTCCTCGGTTCTAGACCCGATTAAACCTCTTTTTTTGAGATATGTCTTTCTACCAGGTCCCTGTGATTGTTCCAGTTCTAGAGCATCAGAACTCAAAGCCAGTGTCAACAGATGGTTATCATCTGGATCAGAATGCTCCAGAGAGGATTTCACATAATCGAGGTAACCACCCACGGCGGATGTACTCCGCAAAGCTTTCTTAGTTTCATCGAATGTCATCGGTTTAACTTTACAGTATTTAGGTGCACCCAATTGTAGGATTCTGGGTATTTTTTTGGTGTTCTGTGGCTTGTCCAAGAATTCCCTCTTGTATTCTCTGATCAATTCAGAAGGCTCCATAGATTCTGGATGAGGCACTGGCCTTGTGTGTCGTTTGTTGATCAAGATAGAATGTGCTATGGTGCTAATGTATTCTTCATCTGTCAGAGTTGATTGTCCATGCTTACCCATCATGGATTTTATTGTATCGCAACTAGTTTTAATACCGGTAGCCTTTTCCACTTCTTGTATATAACAATTGTCCGTCATGACAAAATTGAATTTGTCCAATGAATACAGTGTCTCTTCTGAGGACCTAAATGCCGAGTACCTGGGATCAAGGTGTATGAAGCGAATGTAAGACATTAAGCTCTCGATGAGCTCTTGAAACACTGGTGAGATCCTTGGGAAATCAGCCATCCATTCTGGATCAGACATATCCAACACATGCACCTGATAATCAACAATTACACCAGAATTCCGCAAACACCTAAGGTAATCGTTGTATACAGATGACTTATCATTCATTGATTTCTGATAGTTATAAGTTGTGGCAACTTCTCCAATGACAATGGTCTCTGCACCTCTTCGTATCAAATCAGGTTTTTGCTTTCTCAGACTCTTGGTAGGTGCAACTATCCCAAAATCTTCAAGTTTCGGTTCTTGTCCAGTATACAACCCGGAATCAAGCAATGAGTGGCAGACAAGGTCATGAAAATATCTCCTGACCTGTCTGTATTCTTGAACTGTGCTAGGCATGTAATGATCGTGGTCGACCTCACCAAGGACTATCTGATCAATTTTTCTGTCTAACCCAAGAGCTGTGCTCACAGTCTTAACTATGGATTGTGGATTAAGGTAAGACATAGCGGATTTGTTAGTGATTTTATGTCTTAGTTCGTTGTGGGGGTGCACAAAGTCCCCCCCACACACACTTAGAGCTTTGAACAACAATTGAACAATTTCACAGTTCTGTAGATCCGTCGTTTGAACTCTGATACTCGTCATATTCATCCATTTCAAGGAGTTCCTCAAACAAGTCATCGGTTTGCTGGCCAGTGTTTCCTGTGGTGTAGTGATGGTATACAGCCACTGGTATTCTGTGTTGTAGTGGTTTATTTTCAAGAGCTTTCTGAATTCTACTGGGCTCACTACCTGTTGCCCTTGTCAAACGCTCCAGTATTAAGTCCATTAACTGTTCTGTCAATTTTATTTCTGTTTTGGTCAGCTTGCTGTGAATTTGATCAGACAAGTATAGATACATATTTGGGAGCTGTCTGTTGCTCTCTGAGTCAATGCTCCCATCCTTGAAGAACATGTTTAACACTCTACTCTTTAGCAGTGATCCTTGTCTTAGAGAATGTATGGTGTTCATAGCCCTTTTTGCAGTTGGTTTCTTGTAACCAAATGCTCTAACAAGATTTATTCCTTCTTCATCTTTCAATTTACCCATTAACTCATCGAGGTCTTCATTCTCATGATCTTCAACATAATCTGCCCAATTTCCAATTGGTGCTGAGAAAGATTCTGGTAGCACTGTATCATTCATTGCATCCATGAACAACTCAAACAAGCTCTTGTCTGTCAATCTGTTTGCCTCAGCTTTTGTGAATTGGCCAGTTGTAACTTGTACTGATGTTATCCCGAAAGCTTCTTCGTTGACTTCTTCTCGAGCTTCCATATACTGATGTATCCTGTTTAATTCGATGGTGTCTTGGTCTAGCAGGACAGCAAGATCAACATCATCTTTGAGAAATGTGATGGTTTCACTTCGCGACATGATAGGTATCCTAAAATCATAGAACCAATTCTTGTTCGTGATTAGAGAATTGAATCTAACACCCAGGAACAAAGCCTTGTCATTTGCAAGTCTAAAATTATCCGGAATGGTGACTGGATAAAAGTTTCCCGTAGAGTGGCAGATCGTTGATGTCCTGCCTAGTTTATCCTGCAGATAAATTTGTATCTCACCAGTTTTCCTGTTGAAATCTCTAATGACTTTGAAATCATCCAAATCCTGAATTCGTTTGTAGACAAACTTGCCGGTCAAAGAGAGTTTCAATTTAGGTGCTACAACCCCTTCTGCCTCACACACATGCAAGTTCCTTGTAGTGTCAGATAAGTATATATCACCTTTTTGAAGTCGCGAATTCACAAAGAGTGTTCTGAATTCAAATCCTAGTGTTTTACAAATGTCTCTTAAAGAGAGATAGAAGTTTGGCAAGTTTGTGATCTGCTTTGCTGTCACATATCTGTTATTCGATTTCTCACTTATGGTGAAGCACTCTGTGTTATCACTAACAAGCACATGTAAGTCACCTGACCATTGAAACGTGCCGTTGTGTGACATTGTTTTCTTTTGCTTCTTAAGATATGTATAATTGAATGTCTTCCAGGTTGATAACTTCTGTTTTAACTCATGTCTACCCATAAGATCAAATGCAACCAGTTTTAGTGTTTTCTGAGTTATCAAGTCATATCCGGAGATTGACTTGATTGATCGTATGGTGGTCAGACATTTCTGCTGTAAACTGAGGTCGCCCTCGAGAGCCAGAATGTCTTTATCATTCAGGTTGGTCAGTTTACCATTGTCTCTCATGACAATCAAGTTGTGCAGCAATTTCACATCATCTAATTTTCTAGCCAATGAAGACTGTGCATCTGGTTCGTCTTCAGATAGTCCCACATCTAGAATCATGGTTTGGCCCGGTGTGTGGTTGTATTTCTTCAGGGCCAGTGCTGTCAGATGGACACTGTTTGTACTAGGACCATATGCAAAAGTTTGTACTTTT